GCAATGATGATTCATCATCTGCTTACGGAACTCAAGTTGGAGATTATAATAAATTTTTAAATTCTGACGGTTATAAAAAAGGTGGAATTGATGTTGAAGTTTCTTCAGCTCAAGAGACACAAACTGAACAAGTAAAAGGTCAGAGAAGAATGCTACCAGAAAAAAAAACTAAAGTTAAGTGGTTCTAATATGCTACCAGTACTAAATGCTGTAGCCCCTCTTGCAAAAATTCTTTTTAATACAATTGAAAAAGCAGTTCCTGATAAAGACCTTCAAGCAAAATTAAAAGCTGATTTACAAACACAATTATTACAATCTCATACAGCTGAATTAACAGCAGCAGCTAAAATAGTCGAAGCAGAAGCTAAAGCAGGCTGGTTTGCATCAAGTTGGAGACCTCTTTTAATGTATGTTTTAATCTTTATCTTGGTCTGGAATTATGTTATAGGACCTGTTATAAAAGTATTCACAGGAGCAGTTATCTCCTTTGAATTACCTGGCGATGTTTGGACATTATTAAATGTTGGACTCGGAGGTTATGTGGTTGGTCGCTCAGCGGAGTCTGTTGCTAGAACAATGGCTAATAGACCTGTAGTGAACAAAGAACAAGAAAACGGATAAGGAGTTAAAATGAGAAACGATTACAAACAAAGACCAAGACCAGCATTTAGAGGTGGTGGAATTGCTCTTAGAGGATTAGGTGCAGCACTTAGAGGAGGCGGAATTGCTCTTAGAGGAATGGGAGCTGCTTTAGCTAAAGGCGGAAAAGCTTTTGGTGGAAAAGAAACTTATGGTGAAGAATTAGCAGAAGCTAAATCAGTTAAATCTGGAAAAACTTCTCCTAAAGCTTTTGTAAAAAAAGAAAAAGCTGAAAAGCATAAAGGCGAAGAATTAAAAGGTTTAGCTAAACAAGCTAAAGCTATTAAATCTGGAAAAAAATCTCCAGAGTCTTATGCTAAAGAAGAAACTGCTGAGTACATGAAAAAAGGCGGCAGAGCTAAGAAGAAAAAATAAATTTAAATAAAGCCGGCTAGTCCGGCTTATTTAAGGAGTAAAACTATGGCTGAAGAAAAACCTAGAAGTAATAGAGGTAAATATAACGAAGTTAATTATCCACCTACAAGAAGAGCCTTTATTGAAATGGCTAGATCAAGAGGTTTAACTAGTGCTGCAGATATGGCTAAGGCTGCTAAAATTGCTGCTAAAGAAGCTAAGGGTGCTAGCAGAGGAAAAGTTTCAGAAGAAGTAATTGATATACCAGATCCAGTTCCAAGTTTAACGATGGATGATTTAACTCCATCAGAAAAATATAGAAAAAATTACGAAGACATCTTTGGAACAAAAGAGAAAAAAGCTAAAGGTGGATTAGTAGGTAGAGGCCAAGGAAAAGCAATTAAAATAAAAACAACTAAATTATATTAATGTCAGGATTAGGAAAACAATTTAAAGGAACAGGTATTGCTAAGATTCAAAGACAAAACCTTGAAAAAGGTGGTAGTGCATTTCCAGATCTAACAGGTGATGGAAAAGTTACTAGAGCAGATGTTTTAAAAGGTAGAGGTGTTTTCAAAAAAGGCGGTTCTGCTAAACCAGGACTTTGGGCAAATATAAATCGTAGAAAAAAATTAGGTATATCAAGACCTAAATCTAAAACTACTATCTCTAAAAAAGCTTACGCTAATATGAAAGCAGGTTTTCCTAAAAAATAATGGCTGGACTTGGTTCTCATCTTAGAGGTTGTGGAAAAGCCAAAATAATTCCTGATAAAGAAAAATTTAAAGCTGCAGAAGGTGGAACTCCTGCATGGCAACGTAAAGAAGGTAAATCAGAATCAGGTGGGCTAAACAAAAAAGGTATTGCATCTTATAGACGTGCTAATCCAGGATCTAAATTATCTATGGCTGTTACAACAAAGCCTTCTAAATTAAAGCCAGGATCTAAATCAGCTAATAGAAGAAAATCATTTTGTGCCAGAATGTCTGGAATGAAGAAAAGATTAACATCCGCTAAAACGGCAAGAGACCCAAATTCAAGGATTAATAAATCTCTACGTAAGTGGAATTGTTAATATAACCAAAGGAGAAAGAACATGGAAGACGTTAATATAGCAAGTAAATTACAACGCTTTATGAAGGACCAACTAAGTAATTTAACTTCAGTTGTTACTTCTGGAGGAGTTGACAATATGGAAGACTACAAGTATATCTTAGGCCAGATTCGTACATACGAATATATCTTACAGGAGATCTCTAACCTGCTAAACAAAAAGGAGCTAAATGCAGATGAAGGAAACGTTATCAAACTCGACTGAAATACCTAAAACAGTATTAGGTCTTGAAGAAAAGTATAAAGAAGAAAATGAAAAAACAGTAAGAGCAGATAATATATCTGAATCTCTTATTGACAGTCTACCAAACCCTACGGGTTGGAGAATATTAGTACTACCATTTACCCCAAAAGATAAAACTAAAGGTGGAATTTTAATAGCACAGGAGTCTTTAGACAAATTAAGAATCGCAACTAATTGTGGTTATGTCATAAAGATGGGACCATTAGCGTATCACGATAAAGAACGCTATCCAACAGGTCCATGGTGCAAGGAAAAGGATTGGGTGATCTTTGCCCGTTATGCGGGATCAAGACTACCAATAGAAGGCGGCGAAGTCCGTCTTTTAAACGATGACGAAGTTTTAGGGACTATAAAAAATCCTGAAGACGTTCTTCATCACATTTAAACATAGGAGGAACTATGCCAGTAGAAGAAAAGAAAAAGAGCGATGTAATGGTTGACATAGATACTTCCGGTCCAGGTGCCGAGATCGAATTAAAAACGAAACAACCTGAACAGGAGAAGGAATATGAAACTAGTGCAGACGATACTAAGTCCACTGACACAGCTGAAAAATCTGATGAGCAGCCTGCAGTTGAGACTAAGAAAGAAACAGAAATAAAGGACCAAGGAACAGAGACAAAAGAAGTTCCAGCGAATGACCAAAAGAAAGAATTAGATGATTACAGTGAAGGTGTGCAAAAAAGAATTGCTAAATTAACTAAGAAAATGCGTGAAGCTGAAAGACAGCGTGAAGCTGCCATTGAGTATGCACGTAAAATTCAAGTTGAAAAAGAATCACTTTCAGGTCGTCTAAATAAATTAGATGCAGGTTATGTAACTGAAATGGAAAATAGAATTAAATCTTCTATGGAAGCTGCAGCATCTAGATTAGGTCAAGCTAGAGAAAATAATGATCTTAAGGCAGAGATAGCTGCTCAAACTGAAATTGCTAGATTAGGTTATGAAGAAGCAAGACTTGCTGAAATCAAATCTAAACAAGCTTTAGAAGTTAAAGTAGATAATTCTAAACCTGTTCAAGATTATAGAGAACAGCCTGTATATCAACAAGAACAACCTATCAATCCAGATCCTAAGGCTCAAGATTGGGCTTCTAAGAATACATGGTTTGGTAAGGATGAACCAATGACTTATACAGCTTTTAGTTTACATAAAAGACTTGTAGAAGAAGAGGGATATGATGCACAAAGTGACGAATATTATGCAGAAATTGATAAAAGAATAAGACTTGAATTTCCGCACAAATTTGCTACAACTGCATCACAAACGACCGAAAATGCAAAACCAGCACAAACTGTAGCTTCGGCTAGTCGTAGTACTGGTAGAACATCTGGTCGCAAAACTGTGAAGCTCACATCGTCACAGGTAGCAATTGCTAAAAAATTAGGTGTGCCACTTGAAGAATATGCGAAACATTTAACCACGAAGGAGGTATAGGCATATGGTAAACGACAAAAATACAATTAAGACTTCCCGTGCGAGCGAAACTAGGTCTAAAACAAATAGACCACAAGTTTGGACTCCACCATCATCTCTAGATGCACCGCCTGCGCCAGACGGTTTTAGACATAGATGGATAAGAGCTGAATCTTTAGGCTTTGATGATACTAAAAATATCACAGGCAGATTAAGATCAGGATATGAATTAGTTAGATCTGATGAATATCCAGAAGCTAATTATCCAGTTGTCAAAGACGGAAAATACGCAGGAGTGATTGGAGTTGGCGGCCTATTGCTGGCTAGGGTACCTGAGGAGATCGCTAAATCAAGAGAAGAGTACTTCGCAAGAATGACTCGAGATCGAGAAGAAGCAGTCGCAAACGATCCTCTAAGGGAACAGCATCCAAGTATGCCGATCAGTAAAGAGAGGCAGACTCGTGTAACTTTTGGTGGTACAAAGAAAAGCTAATTATTTAGCAATTCCTAAACCAACAAGGTTTTAAATATAAACTTAAGGAGTAAAATATGGCAAACACAACTAAAGCCTTTGGTCTTAGACCATTAGGTAAAGTAGGTGGTGGTTATACTAGCGGTGGACAAGACCAATTTTTCATTCTTGATAATCAATCAACAGCGATTTATCAAGGTGATTTAGTGGCTCTTACAGCTACTGGAACTGTTGTTCCAGTGACTTCGTCTGCTACTGGTAGCGTATTAGGAGTATTCAACGGTTGTTTAATCGAAGTAAATCCTAATAACAGAAACAAACCTACTTGGCAAAACTACTACACACAAACTGATGTTGCTCAAGGCAATATTCAGGCGTATGTAATAGACGATCCAAATCAACTATACTTGATTAAATCAACAGGAACTGCTCTTGGAGTAAGTGCTGTTGGTGTAAGCTTTGATATATTATATGCTGCAGGAAGTTCAGTTAATGGAGTTTCTGGAGATTTATTAGATCTAGCTTCATCTACAAGCGGACAATTATTAGTACTATCCCCTTCTACTTTTATCGGTAATGAAGTGGCTGTTGCTAGTGAAGACTTCGTTGTGAAGATCAAATCAGGTCAATCAATAATGTAAGGAGTATATAAACTATGGCTATATCACGATCACAACTAGTTAAAGAACTAGAACCAGGTTTAAACGCTCTGTTTGGACTTGAATATAAACGTTATGAAATGGAACATGAGGAAATCTTTGACAAAGAAACTTCTGAGAGAGCATTCGAAGAAGAAGTAATGTTGTCTGGTTTCGGTAATGCTGCTATTAAAGCTGAAGGATCTGGAGTGTCTTATGACCAAGCTCAAGAAACTTTCACTGCTAGATATACGCACAATACTATAGCTCTTGCGTTCGCAATCACTGAAGAAGCGATTGAGGACAACTTGTATGACAGACTAGCGTCTAGATATACAAAAGCATTAGCTAGATCTATGGCGAATACTAAGCAGATTACAGCTGCTAACGTTCTAAATAATGGATTCAGCACATCTTACCCAGGTGGTGACGGATCTCCATTATTCTCAACAACTCACGCAACGCTTGCTGGAACTTTCCAGAACACGTTGTCTACACAAGCTGACTTAAACGAAACTTCATTAGAGCAGTCGCTAATTGATATTGCGAACTTCACTGATGAACGTGGTTTAAAAATTGCTGGACAAGGGGTGAAATTAATCGTTCCTGTTCAAGGTCAATTTACAGCTGAGAGATTAATGAAATCTCAAGGTAGAGTTGGAACAACTGACAATGATATCAATGCAATCAGAAACATGGGAATGTTGCCACAAGGTTATGTGGTTAACCACTTCCTAACTGACTCTGATGCGTTTTTCATCAAGACAGATGTACCAAATGGAATGAAGTACTTCGAAAGATCTCCTATCAGAACATCGATGGAAGGTGATTTCGACACTGGTAACGTAAGATACAAAGCTAGAGAAAGATACAGCTTCGGCTGGTCTGACCCTAGAGGTATTTACGGTTCTCAGGGTGCTTAATTAAAGCATTTTGTTTAATGGGGTGGTTTATTCCACCCCATTAATATGTTAGAAAGATAGAATTATGACAAAATTATTTAATGTTAAAATTAGAGCTTATGGACATGTAGCTGATTTTAATATTGAAGCAGAGGATAAAGCAGAAAGTATAGAGAACGCAATCCTTGACAAAATAGGACAAAATGGGGTATTATTTAAAGACAGCGATAGGGCTTATAGTAAGTCTAAATGCTGGATAACCTATGAGGAGGTTGTAGATGGATCACGTTCAAGCTCTTTACAAAAAGAAGAAGCTTCTAGAACTTGATTGGGAACAGGCTCACATCCAAGAGGGTAGATACTCTCTGGATATGGTTAAGATAGACGAAGAAATTCGTAGTATCATTAATCAAATTAAATCTGCTGAGCAAGAAATTGCTTATAGGCAGATTAAAATTGAGATAGCTGCTCCTGATTTTTCAGTAGCTAGTTAAAGACTAGTTACAAATACACAGTAAAAAACATCATTTTTGATGCAGGGATCTCTTGCACTATTTAATAAATTAATATATATTTTACTCACTATAGATTAACATCTGATGTAGACGCCTATAGTCGACATGCCTAATGACTACATTAGATTAATAGGAGGATAAACACATGGCAAATAAAAGCACGTTTCAAGGATATGTAAGAACATATGGTGGACAAGATAAAAGTTCTGGAGTTGATCCAGGAGTTTTAATTGCATCTACACTTATTACTTTCTTATCATCAACAGCAACAGCAACTGCAGTATCAGTTGGAGCAACAGTAAATGCTAACGCTCCATTTGTATTACCACAAGGAGCTATACCACTTAATTTTGCGGTATTGTCAACTTCAGCTGGTGGAGCTACTACAACTATTAATTTAGGAACAGCAGCTAACTCAACTGGATTTGCACAGAATTTAGTTTCTGGAGCAAAAAATGTTAATGCACTTACAGGAACTTTAGTTGTTGCAGCAGGACTTACAGCTAATTCTACAGTTGTAGCAAGTGTTGGATCTACAGCAGGTACAGGTAACGTTTCAGGTATATTCACATATACATTTAATGACGGTACAGGTAAACCTGGTGAAGAATCATAAAATAATTAATATTCTTTTGTAGGGACTCT